CCCCTTACCGTCCAACTGCTTCTGAGATAAGGACAAATCAGTATCGGGAGAAGAAGGGTTTGCTTCCAAAGAATTTTGAGAAGGATCATCAGAAGAAGATGAAGAAGTCTCAGAAGAAGGAAGAGAAGAAGTAGTAGTATTACCTAACTGGTGTGTATGATCAGGAAGTGAACCAGGTTTTGCTTGTGTTACTACCACATCAGCACATATAGAAGCGTAAGGTGAACGAGGATGGAATATAATACCTTTTTGCATTAATTCACCACAATTTTTTAGACGGGCTATTTCAAAGTCTAATCTTTTATTTGCAACTAATTGAGTTGCCATATCGTTTTGTGCCTGTGCTGCTTCATGGCATTGACGTACCATTTTTCTATTGAGTGGTAGAGAAAGCGTAGCAGATAATCCTAAGTTAAAACTTTGATTTGCCTTCATATCAGTACGAACTGGTTTCTGCCATATTTGTTCACCAGGATTATCTGGGATACCATCAGGACCATCTACATCAACTGTAATCTCCATAGGAACACCATCTTCCCACCATCTATCAGGATTACCATCTCCATCTACATCATAGAGTGGATCGTTAGGATCGCTTCTTACTGTTGTATTATACCAAGGTTCCCAAGGATAGTTTTTTACTGTAGTAGTTTGTTCAGTGATCTTACCTGTAAAATCAGTCATATTATATTGTGGTTCGTAATAGAAATCCTCCCAAGGATCTTTTCTACTATCAGCAAACTGTATATACGGTGTAAGGTTAAACGTACTACCTTGACAACTAACACCACCACCATATGTGTTAGTTATGTATGGCCCCTGAAGGACCTGTATAGCTTGATTGGTCACCGAGCCAGAGGAGTTGGCGATTGGATTTGCAGTTGCCGATACACCACCAACACCTTGTGCTAGTGCGACGTTAGGGCATAAAAGACTACTACAAGTTGCTATTGTGTAAAGGTACTTGTTGTATCGGTTATACTTTCTATTATTGTTGTTCTTTGTATTATTGTTTGATTCGTTAGTCCTGGTCCAGAATAACTCTGGGTAAATTGAAATGCTTCTCCAGGATTGTGTATTGTAAAGTTTCCTTGGCTTGAGAGATCTAATGAGTCGAATGAACTTACTACTGATCCCGTTACTTCTCCTGTTCCGTCCACTGTAGGACTTACTTGAACTGTTGTTGTATTCACGTTGGGGTTCAATGGTGCACCGTTGTTGTCGATGCCTGTCCCAGTCACTGTGTATTCCCATCCTGTTCTAAAATCCACTGAATTAATTGTTTCCGTCACGTTTGACGTTGTTTCTGTATGGCTAGTCATCGATCCCTGGGTAAAATTAGGGACCACGGGAACTGCTTTCGCAACAGTTCCTGTACTAAGTAACAGTAACACCGTTAGGAGTTTCTTCATAATATATATGAACCCTACTTAACAGTAATTTCTGAAACAAATTGTCCTGTAGCCGAAGTTCCAGCTCCACCAGCTGTTATTGTCATTACACCTGCTGAAGTGATTGTACCCGCTAAGGTTCCAGCAACTCCTCCAGATTGTGTGGTAACGTTACCATATGCTGGCATATCTGCGACAATACCTGCTGTTACGTCTACACCAGAACCAATAGTATTTACAGAGTCTCCTGAAGTGAAACTTTCCGAGAAGCTGAAAGCCGATCCTGCGGTGTTAATGTCGTATGTACCAGCATCAAGTGTTGCTGCTGCAGTACCACTAGGTGTAACTAACTTACCAAAATGATCATCTGAAGATGCCACTTTAATATTGTTACCACTTACAGCATATGTCGATCCAACACGGTTAGCGACAGTTGCAGCTCCGTCTACGTTGAGTTGAGTAGAAGTAGTCAAACGGTGAACTAAATCAGCATTTGCTGGTGCTACCACGGCACCTGTCATCAATAACATAACAATGGGTAGAAATCGTTTCATGCCCTAACCCTAAGTATTTCTTACATGTAGCTTTATTTAGCATTTCCTAATCTAATACACATATATTAATTCTGTGCTATAATATATAATAAAATTTATTGTATCTAATGACACAGTCTGCTACTCATCAAACTCATTTAGACTCTGCAAGAGCACAATTGCAGACAATTATAGATGAAATCCAACAATTGAATAATCAAGTTGCATCAAAAAGAGAAACTGCATTAAAAGTACAAGGTGTGGTTGAATATCTTGAGCAAGTAATTGCTGCTGATCAGCAGAGTCCTTTAGATTCTATGCCAGTTGCTACAGATGATGAAACTGCTGTTAATACTGCATTGAGTTAATATGAAAATCTTTTTAGATACTGCCGATACTGGTGCTATTGAAAAGGCATATACTACAGGCATAATTGATGGCATCACTACTAATCCAACTTTAATCCGAAAGAGTGGTAGAGATCCTGAAGATGTATACCAGCAACTTATTGATTATGGTATCAATGATATTAGTATGGAAGTGGTTGGTGACTATGGAATAATGTTTGAGGAGGGTGTTCGTCTTTCTCGTAAGTTTGGTAAAGCATGCACTATTAAAGTTCCTTGTACTCCAGATGGATTGAGAGTTTGTAGAGAACTTTCTAGAAGTCTTGTAAATGTTAATGTTACTTTGATCTTCTCTGCTGCACAAGCAATCCTCGCTGCTAAGTCAGGAGCGAAGTATGTTTCACCATTCGTAGGAAGAGTTGATGATAATTCTTTCGTTGGTATGGATCTTATAGAACAGATCTCTGACATCTATACTATTCAGAATGTTCATAAGACAGAAATTTTATCAGCATCTATTCGTGATGTGAAGAGTGTATCTGATTCATTTGCTTCAGGTGCTCATGTCGTAACAATGCCACCAACAGTCTTTGAAAAGATGTATAATCATGTTCTTACTGATAAGGGTTTATATCTTTTTGATATGGATTGGGCACAGGTTAAGAGGTAATAACCGACCCTTGACACATTACTTAAACTTATGGTAATATAAATACATCATACAAAGGACTCGAAAGAATCGTAACCCTGCGTAGATGTAAACAGAATCCCATGTCGGGGATTCTATCATCCGCAAGGGTTTTTTTAGTACCCATGCGAGATAATAATAAACAAAAAAAATGTCTATTAAATCAACAATCGCTGCAATAGCAGCATCTCCATTCCTATTCGCTGGTGCAGCTTTTGCTGGTCCATATGTGAACTTGGAAGCAAATGGTTCATATCCTGGTCTTGATTATGAAGGTGGAAACCTAGAAGCACAAGTTGGATACGAAGGAACAACTGAAGGCGGCCTTGCTTGGTACGTTTCTGCTGGTCCTACAGTATCTCATTCTGAAGCTGCTGATGAGTTCGGTGATGTAGAACTTGCTGGATACCTTGGTGCATCTAAGT